TTGTGCAAGATCAGAAATCGCTTGCTTGATAGTAGGTTTACACAGGATTAGATCGGGATTTCCACCTGCTTCGTAACAGTCTTTTATGACTGCCTTAATACCTGCTTCAGTAATGGAGCCTGTACTGGACGCATCGCCCATAGCATCAGTGCCGTTGCCTGAAGAGGCCGCAGGTGAGCCACCGCTACCCACAGATTGATAGTTAGTGCCTAACCAAGATTGTAACCCAGCCGTAGCTCTGGCTGTGGTTGAATCACCAGCAACGCGAGCAGTATTATACGTCAACATGTATTCCATGTCGCGTTTCATACGCTTACCGTTTTTGGCTAATTGGTAGGCTTGATGTTTGCCGTGTCCGGCATAATTAACCGCATCGTCAGTTCCAGATGTCAAGTTTACATATTGTGAA